ATGATGGAGAAGGTGAAGTTGAAATTCGACTCTTCGCAGAACGTCGGGAAAGAAGGCGGGCACCATCGGGTGATCGGGACCTACTACCATCATTTCGATCCCCTGAAATACATCGAGGAAAAAGTCAATTTCGAAGGGAAGCCGAAATATTTCCGCAGATTCAAACCAGCGACCGCGGACGGGACCGCGAATGGTCGTATCGTTTTTCTTTCGCAGCAACGCTTCGACGATTTGCGTCTGACGAAGACGTTCAACTGCCAGCAGCTTCTTGATCCGTCGCCTCGCAGCGCGCAGCGCCTCGATCCGGACTTCCTGAAACCAGTCGAGCCGAAACTGATACCGAAAGAAGCGTTCCGCTTCATGCTGGTCGATCAGGCCGGAGATCAGACGAGCAATCTTGACATGAAAACGGGCGATTCATGGGCTGTTGGAATCCTGGCCGTTGAACCTTTCGTGGACGAAATCGGACAGAGCAACGTTTTTCTAGAGAATTGCTGGATCATGCCGGCCTCGGAGTCTGAGGCGATCGAACAAATTGTCCGGATGTACCTCAAGAGCCGCATGATCTACCGCCTGGGCGTCGAGAAGGTCGGCGTTTCGGTCACGCATAATCAAATCGCCGCGGCACTTCGCGCACATGGGCGCCACGTGCGATTCGAGAAGGACGGAAGCGGAAACGGCGTCTTCCTTCGTCCCGCGGGACGCGAGAAATCAAAAGTCATCGAATCCGCGCTTTCCTGGCCGCTCAATAACGGGAAGTTGCATTACTCCTTGGCGATCCCCGCCGCCTTCATCGAGCGGATCAAGATGGAAATGAGATTTTTCCCGCGATGGAAGGACGACGGGCTGAACATGTGGGCGTACCTCTACGACGTCATCAAGGACTTCGCGTTCTCGATGGCCGAGGAAGCGGAGGAAGAGAAGAAACGGCGCGAACGGTACAAGAAGAAATCCGAACAAGGTTCCTGGATGAGCGTGTAGGAGAATTCCTTGGCGACATCCGAAGACCGTCAGCCAGAACAGAATCCCACGGCGAAGTACCAACGCTGGTACGACGAGGCGGTCAGCAAATCGGCCGACTGGCGGAAGGATTCCGACGAGGACTCACGGTTCTACCACGGCGGTAAGGGCCAGTGGAACAAAAAAGACATCGACACGCTTGAAGCCGAAAAGCGGCCGGTCCTTTCCATCAACCGGATCAAGCCGACGATCGACCTTCAGAAGGGCATCGAGATCCGGAGCCGAACCGATATCGATGCGAAGCCGCGCGGGTTGAACGACGACGCCTTGGCGGACCAGGTGACTTCGGGGTTCAAGTACATCCTGAACCAGAACCAGGGGGAGCATCACTTTTCGGACGCCTTCTTCGACGGGCTGAAGGCGGGAATCGGCTGGGTCGAAGTTTGCCTGAACGACGACCCGATGGAGGAAGAAATCCAGGTCGCCTATCGCAACTGGCGAAATGTCGGCTGGGATCCGCTGGCGCGCGGGCTTCTCCTTGACGATGCGCGTTTCGTCTACCGGCAGAAGTGGATCGAACTCGAAACCGCGGTACTCATGTGGCCCCATGCGAAGGGGAAATTCGAGACGGCGGAAAAGGACTCAAGAACCGAAACGCAACACGAAACGAGGCACGGGGATCAGTACGCGGGAGAAACGGTGACTCCCGGTCATTGGTTCGACTCGAATCGTCGGCGCGCGCTCGTCGTCCAAATGTATTTCAAGAAACCGGAAATGGGAGTGTTTTTGAAATACCGGGACGGACGGGCATCGGAAGTCTCTACCGCAACACTCGAACAAAAACCAATGATGGTCGCGGATCCTTCCGTACTTCGAGTGGTCAAGAAGCCGGTCGATCGGATCTATTCCGTCATTTTCTCCGGGAGCGTAGTGCTGGAGCCGGAATCACGGCTTCCCTACAGGCATAACCGTTATCCACTGGTGCCGTTCATCTGCTACGTGGACGAGGACGGGAACCCCTACGGAATGATCCGGAACATGAAGGACCCGCAACGGGAAATAAACAAGAGCCGCAGCCAATATTCACATATCCTGACCACGCGAAGAGTCTTCTTCGAAACGGGCAGCATCAAGAACGTGAACGAAGCAAGGGACCAGATATCCCGCCCGGATTGTTGGATCGAGTTATTGCCGGGCTCCCTTCAGTACAAGAGATTCCAATTCAACCAGGATATCGCGGTGGCCGCGGAACACTTCAAGATCATGCAGGAAGCCAAGCTGGAAATCCAGGAGGTTTCCGGAGCCAACGAGGAACAAAGGGGACTTGAAACGAATGCCCGAAGCGGAATCGCGATCGAGGCGCGCCAGCGCCAGGGCGCAACCATCAACACCGAGCCCTTCGACAACCTGAGACTCACCAAGCACCGAATCGGCGAACTGATGCTGTCGATGATGAAACAGTATTGGGACTATGAAAAAGTCATCCGCATCACGGACGAAGATACCGGAAAGGATAAATTCGTCACTTTCGATCCGAATTCCCTGGCACAGGCCCGATTCGACATCGAGGTTTCCGAACACCCTGAAACCGAAACGACCCGCCAGTGGGCCAGCCAGCGACTGTTGGACCTTTCGACCCGCATGGAACCTACGGTCGCCCTCGCTCTGACCAAGGTGGCATTCCTGCTGACCGACGTTCCGAACAAGGAGAAGGTCAACCAGGAAATCGCGGCGGCGATCGCCAAGCAGGACGAACTCAATCAGCAGAGATTAATCAACGAAGCGTTAGGCAAGGAAAAACCGCCAACCGCGGGCGATACCGCGGGTGCGCCTGCCCCGGCGTAAAAAAGGGAGGAAGGAATGGATCCGGTAAGCGAACAGGAATACACGGAAGCCGAATTGACCGGAGAGAACGACACTCCTGCGCCAAAGACCCCGCCGGAACCGCCGGTGAAAGATGCCGTGACACCAGACCCGGGAGAACCGCCGGCATCCCCGACCCCGCCGGAACCGCCGACGCCCAAACCTGCGAAGGAACATCCGCCGAAGGATACGACAGTTCCTTTGGCGGCTCTCCACGAGGAACGGGAACGCAGGAAGGAACTACAGCGCCGACTCGAAGAACTGGAAAAAAGAATTGCCGCAGTACCGCCAAAGAAAGATCCCGTTACGCTCATCTCGGAGGATCCCGAGGCGGCAATGGCCGCGGCGATGAATGAAATCGACGATCTGCGGACGGAGATCGCGCGAAGCATCATGGAGCGCGAGATCAGATCGGAGGTTCCCGACTTCTTCGAGAAGGCCGCGGCGATGGAAGAACTCCTTCTGGGCGAGGGATTCGACGAGGAAGAAATCAAAGGCATCGTCGGAGCTTCCGGGAAAAAAGCCCCGAAGCTGTTCAAGATCCTTTCCAGGATCATCGACCAGCCGGACGCGAAGAAACTCAGGGAAACGGTCATTGCGGAATTGACTCCGCAGATCACGGCTACCGTGACGGCACAGGTTACGAAAGAACTCATGGCGAAATTCAAGATCACGGAGACACCGACGAATCTGGACAAGGTTCCCGGGTCCGCCGCAACCGGAAAGATCGTAGCGGACACCGAGGAAGATTTCGCGAAACTCACCCCGAAGGAACAGGAAGCGTTTCTTTCCGGGGAGGCATGAAAACAACGACGGAGGATAAACCGATATGGCGACCACAGAGTTTGGAGTAAATCACGCATTAGCCGTCAAGCGTTGGAGCACGTCGCTTGCCGTGGAAGCCGAGAAGAAGATGTATTTCGGCAAGTGGATCGGCTCCATCATTACCAAGGAAACGGACCTGGAAAAGAAGGCCGGCGACAAGATCACGGTCGGCCTGGAAATGAAGCTCAGGGGCGCCGGCGTCACGGGGGACAACACGCTCGAAGGCAACGAGGAAGCCCTGGTGTACTACGATGATTCGCTTCTCATCGACCAGTTGCGCCATGCGGTTCGGTCGAAGGGGAAGGCTTCGGAACAGCGGGTTCCCTACGACATGAGGAAGCGTGGAAGGAACGGTCTGTCCACCTGGTGGGCGGAGCGGTTCGACGAGTACATCTTCGTCTACCTTTCCGGCGCCCGCGGCGTGGATGCCACATTGACCCTTCCGATCGGCTTCACGTCGTTCGCGGGGAACAGCCTCGCCGCTCCGGACGCGGAGCACATCCAGTACGCGAACGGACTGGCGAAGGCGACCATCACGACCGCGGACATCATCACGCTTTCGGAAATCGACAAGCTGGTCGAGAAGGCCGAAACCGTGGATCCGATGATCCAGCCGATCATGGTGGACGGCGAGAAGAAGTATATTCTTCTCATCCACCCGTATCAGGCGACCGATCTGCGGACCAACACCGCGGCGGGCCAGTGGCTCGATATCGAGAAGGCGGCAACGGGTCGGATGGGCCACGCCTCGAACATCTACAAGAACGCCCTCGGAGAGTACCGGGGCGTCGTACTGCACTCGCACCGGAACGTGGTCCGGTTCTCCGATTACGGCGCCGGCGGGAACCTCGCGGCGGCCCGTGCTCTGTTCCTGGGGTCACAGGCCGGGATCATCGCGTTCGGCAACGGCGGCGGGGAAACCGTGGCTCGGTATTCCTGGAAAGAGGAACTTTTCGATTACGGGAACCAACTCGGCATCGCGGCCGGCTCGATCTTCGGCATCAAGAAGTCCAGATTCAACTCCAAAGACTTCGGCGTGATCGCTCTCGATACCTACGCCGCAGCGCATTAGGAGGGGTGAACAATGGGTACAACCTACAAAAGCACTCAGGTAACGGCCGGCAGCGGAATCCCCCCTCGGGCTCTTCACGCCGGATTATTCGCCATCGTCGGGGATCTGAACCTTGCGAACCCGGGCGCCGCCCTCGTCGCAACGGATGTCGTCCAGATGGTCAAGGTTCCGAAGGGGTTCACGGTTCACGACTTGATCCTCGACTGCCCCGACATCGACAGCGCAACGAACCTCACCCTTTCCGTCGGTGACGGAGACAGCACGGCCAGGTACATCTCGGCTTCCGCGATCGGACAGACAGGCGGGATCGCACGTCTCGCCGTCGCTGGTGGAACGCTGAAACAGTACGCGGCCGAAGACACCATCGATATCCTTGTGGCCGCGGGACCGGCAACGGCTCAGGCCGGGACCATCAGGCTGACCGTCATCGGATCGATGGACGCGGTTCCGGAATAGAGGGAATCGCCGGAAAGGAGAAACCGGAAGGGGGCCGGTAAAACGGCCTCCTTCCTTCCTAAATCGAAACAGGGAGGATCTGATGAAACGATTCTTGCGGTTGTTCCTTGCCGTTCTCTTCGCCTTCTCGGTCTTGGTTCCTCAAGCGAACGCTGCTGCGACGTACCTGTCGAGCGTTCCCGGAAGGATCACGGCTTCGGAAGCGGATTCGACTTACGGTTATGTCGGGACGGACCAGGGGAAGGTGTACAAGTACACGATTTCAACGGGTGTGCTTTACAGCACTCTTGCGACCATTCCGGGTTCCGTAACGTCCCTGAAACTGATTGGCACCACGCTCTACGTGACATCGAACAGCGGGAAGATTTACTACGTTACCAGCGCATCGGGCGGGCAGACGGACGCAGTGGTG